ATAGTCGGAGATCCAAAACGAACAACACCAATCACTTTGTTGGTGTTTGTTTCTGTCACAATCCACTTATGGGTTCTACCAGGAATTGCTTCCTCAATGGCATTAGACGCTGTGAGGTTCAGGGTCTCAGAATACAACCATTGATTGTATCTTGATGTCGTCTTTGGGTTAGTATCAACAACATGAACCTCAAAGTTCATATCATTTGGATGCATTCCAAATGCATCAAAAAATTCACAGTCTGCACCGAAAAGAGATCCAGATCTTTCATTGATGCGATCTTTCTTAACGAACCTCAGATAATCATCAATACGGTTGAACTGAATATAGTAATCAATAAATTTATTAGCAGCATAAACTGCGTCACTTTCACTCAGTATCATCAATAAAATTTAGGGGTATCTGGATCATCTGCGCGGAGAAGAACTCCGTCAACTTTATTAAGTAGTTCTTGCACGCCTCCATGCAGAACTCGATATCCAGTTCCAACATAGAGTTGACCCAGGACAACTGCAATAGTACAGACTCCCCAAAAGAGATAATAATGAGATGATTTCACTTGTGCTTTCCTCTTAATTTTTTTGTCTTTCATTTGAATTCACACTCCACCATAATTTCAGTTAGACATGCAAGCATATTTATTTCCTGATCCGCAACAAATGCCATTTGATACTGATACTTAGCAAGAGTAAGCACAGCAGCAGGAATACTACTCGGAGCCATGGAATCATAACAAGCATCGTAAATACGACGCAGAAGTAGATTAGTAT